GTTCCCTCCCGCCTTCGTGCACTGTGGGAAGCAGGTTGGTCTTTAGGAATTATTGCTTCTTCAATCAAACCAGCCAAGCCAAAATCAACTGTGCATTTCTGGGTAAAGAACGCTCCCTCTACAGAGCAGCGTCGCCAGATACCAATGCCACCACCAAAATCTCTTACAGTCTCTGCACCCCTCCTAGGAACCCCCAGAACTCGTTCTATCTCCCCTACGGTTCCTCCCGAACTGAGGCCACGCTTACAGGAACTCTCAGCGCTAGCAAAACGCTATCGCGCCAAGACTTCTGACGATAGCCCACTAGCCCAAGCAAATAGGGAACTAACAGAACTATCGCTCACGCTCTATCACAGAGGGGTTCCTGCTGCTGATATTGCAGAAGCGGCTGGAGTTACCTATCGTGCAATGGCTCGGCGGTTGAGTAATGGCTAGGCTATACAAAACAGCATCTGGAACCTACTCCGAGTCTGAACTAGTTGTTGCCGTCTGGGTCAATCCAAATCGCAAAAAGGGACGCTCTCAGGCAAGACTTCTTGAAACACTTACAACAGATAATTCCAGTATCCCTATTGCATTTCCTTTAGAAACACTTCAGAGAATTCAATCGTGGATGTTCTGCCCTGTGGCTCACGACCCATCAGATTTAGACCTGTGGCTAGTTCTAGAGAATGGAGCAACTAGGGAGAAACCTTTGCTAGTCCCGCTGACAATTGCTAAAAAGGCTCTAGGCTGGCAAGATTTCCATATCCCTTCAGAATATACGGAGAAATAATGAAAGTTCAGGCAGACGTCTTTCCAGCAGTGATTGCTCTTGCCGAACCTGGCTCCCTCGAAGACTATATGGAGTTGACCCCAAAAGGTGCTGCTCCTGAAGGAACTCGGCGTCTAGACCGTTGCCGCGTTGTGGTTTTCAACGATATGTTAATGGTTGCTATTGACTCTCCAGAAGGAGCAAAACTTGTTTTCCGTGAAGCGTGTCATTCCTATATTAAGGATGACAAGAAAATTCACAGGGTAATTACCGAGAGTGGAAAGATTGTTTCTTTCCGCAAAGACGACAACTGCGGCTGTGGCTCTAGACTCAGGACATGGAACCCTTATGGACACATACTGATGGCTACGGACGGCGAAAATGACTGAACCACTTACCTTTGTAATAGCAGCGCTAGCCGTATATAGAGTCTCCAGATTTATTACTACAGATACGCTTTTTAACCCAATCCGAGATAGAATATGGAAGAGGTTTCCACCAGAGACTTCAAAGTTCGGATACTGGTTTACTTGCACTTGGTGTACGTCCATTTGGGTCGCATCACTATCTGAAATATCCCGTATCATTAATCCCAGCATCACATTGGGCATCCAAACAGTGTTCGCACTGTCTGCCCTTGCGGGGCTGTTAACTGCATACGAGGAAAAGTAATGTCCTTAGTATTCCGTAACAAAGACGAGGAGTTTTAAGTGGGCGTTTTTAAGCGCGATGAACAAGGCGAATCTGCCGAGGTTGTTCCTACTCCCGTCACCCCTAAAGCAAAGCCACAGAAGCGTACTAATAAATCAAAACAAACAGGTCGCTCTCGTCAAGTAGTTTTAAATCAAACACCAAAAGTAACTGGTGCAGCATCAGTATTTTTATCTCAGCCAAACTCAGCACAGGCTGCTAACTATTCAACACCACGCACACTTACTGCCGCAGCAGCCCAAGTAAAGATTAATGACAAGGGCGAGTTCGAACAGTTTAAGCATCGTCGCACTGCTGCATCGTCAGCATGGCAAGCAGAGGCTTGGGAATATTACGACGCAATCGGTGAAATCAAATATGCATTCAATTTAGTTGCATCTGTTGTATCTCGTATTCGTATCTACTCAGCAGTGATTGAGAATGCACACGAAACTCCAGTAGCAGTGAAATCATCTACACAGATTGACCCACGCCTTGGTGCAGCAGCAGAGCGTGCGCTTGCACGACTTGACTCTGCATACGGCGGACAGGCTGGTCTTCTAAAAGATGCAGCACTTAATCTTTCAGTTGCTGGCGAATGTTATTTAGTTCAAATGCCAGAGCGCCCAGGTTCAGGATTGCCTGAGTCTTGGGACATTCGTTCCGTTGATGAAGTTATGGCAGATGCTCGTGGTGGGTTTAACATCATTGGTCGCCGTGAGCAATCATCTGGCGGACAAAATCAGAACAACGCAACAAATCGTCTTTCAAAGAATGCATTCGTAGGACGCATCTGGCGTTCACATCCACGCTACTCAGATGAAGCAGATTCATCACTTCGTGGTTTGCTTGATATGTGCGCTGAACTTCTTTTGCTTAACCGCACCTTCCGTGCAACAGCACGCTCTCGCCTAAACGCTGGAGCACTTTATCTTCCAGATGGTCTTTCAGTTGCTGCACAAGGCGACCCAGACCAGCCATACGATTCAGATAACGAGTTGAATCCAAACTTTACTGCCGAGGAGGCAGAGGACGAGTTTGAAGAGCAGTTGATTGATGCGATGACAACTCCAATTCGTGATGAGGAGTCAGCATCAGCAGTTGTTCCACTTATTATTCGTGGTCCAGCAGAACTTGGCGACAAGATTAAGCAGTTTAAGTTCGAGCGTTCATTTGACCCATCACTTGCAGAGCGTTCAGACCGCGTTCTAGAGCGCATCTTGCAGGGACTTGATGTTCCAAAGGATGTTGTAACAGGACTTGCAAATGTTAAGTATTCAAACGCACTTCAGATTGATGAAGCGCTGTATAAGGCACACATTGAGCCAATGATGTTGCTTATCTGCGATGCTCTTACAGTTGTCTATCTTCGCCCATACCTCATTGCACAGGGCTACAGCATCACCGATGTTGAGAAGATTGTTATTTGGTATGACCCATCAGCAGTTGCAACACGCAATGACCGTGCAGCAGATGCAGACTCAGGTCTTGACCGTGGTGCAATCTCATTAGATACATGGCGTCGTGCCCACGGCTTCTCGTCAGCAGATGCACCTACTTCAAATGAAATGGCGCTTCGTCTTTTGTCTGAGCGTGGAGCAATTACACCTGAACTTACTGAGGCAATGCTTCAAGCACTTGCTCCAGAGATTATGGATGCTGTTAAGCAAGCACAACAGGCTTCATCTGTCGCTCCTATTCCAGCAGATGTCCAACAAATTCTTGACCAAGCAACTAGCGGAGAAGCACCAGTTACAGAAGGGCAGGAGCAATAATGTCTATCTCTAAGACACCTGCACCAAAGAAAGACCAGATTAAAGGCTCAGATAAAAACAAAAAGGGCTCTGCATCTGGTTCTAAGAAAGTTGTTTTTAGTAAGGCAACAGAAAATTCTTTGGCTGAAAAAGTAAAGACACACAATGCAAAAGCACCAGAAGGTCGCAAAGCAACACTTGGAATGCTTAAGGCTGTGTACCGTCGTGGGGCTGGAGCATTTTCTGTATCACACCGCCCAGGTATGAACCGCAACCAGTGGGCTATGGGTCGTGTCAATGCTTTCCTTAAATTATTAAAGTCTGGCAAGCCATCAAACTCTGCATACAAAACAGATAATGATTTGCTTCCGTCAGCACATCCACGCTCTACAAAGAAGTCAGCATCTATTACCGCTTCTGGATTAGTTCCAGAAGAGCGCGACTTAGCAGAAGCGCTTATTGCAATTACTCAGAAGCACGGTCCGTTTGACCAAGATGGCACAGGAGTTTGGGCGGGATACACACCTGCTGAAGAAAATGAAGTTAGAGACATTGGTGTCAAGTGCAGCAATTGCGTCTTTTTTCAAGGACCAAACAAGTGTCAGATTATCTCCCTTGAGGTCGAAGCAGATGGTAAGTGCCGCTTTGCTGTAATTCCAGAGGGTGTCGTCTCAGTAAAGCCAGACTACAAAGAACTTGAAGATGAAATTGAAGACTACTTTATGGACCAAGAACTTAGTGTAGAAATTAAAAATAGAGAAGATTATGAGTCCGCAGAAGACGCTATCCTTGCTATGACAGAATATTCTGGTTATGGATATGAAGCAGAGTCTGCTATTCGTGCATCTTGGCTTCGTGCAGTGCGTAATGGAGATGACCCATTCCTACGAGCAGGAATGCTTGCAGTGATGGGACAAGACAGTCTTGATGGAAACTTACTTCCTATCCTTGAGGAGGACGGCAAATAATGAGTAGAGTAGTGCGTCGCTTTGGTTATGCCATCTCTCCTAATGGAGCACAGGCTAGCACCTTCAAACAGGCTGCTTATTTGCGTGAGAAGGTTATTGAATTCATTGACTCTACCAATGCTGAAGCATCTACATCTCGTCGTCTAACTCGTGGTGCTGCGTTTGCAGTTGTCCACCGCTCACTTGTTGCAACAAAAGATTTGCCATTCTCAATCCGCGAGCACATTGCAATGAAGGAACTTTCACAATATGTGACACTTCTTCAGAATAATAAAGTTGCTGCGATTAAGCCAAGCCACACAGACCTTCTTCCTGTAGCGCACCCACGCTCAACAAAGATGCACACATTGACAGCATCTGCTCTCATTTCAGCACGAGCAAACTGGTATGCAGATGATTCACGCATCACCAACGAAAAAGTAAAGTCAATTGTTGCCTCTGCATATACAGCAACTCCTGGTTCTGTAGAACACTCTTATTACTCGGCAGTTCTTGCATCACTTCCACAGGGCTC